GAGATCTTCATCGGGTCTGTTGTGAGCCCTCGTTCGGGCGTGATGCCACAGCTGCTTTCAGCTTGGTTGAGTGCCTGGAGTAGGACAGCCTTGTCAACTGGCCTATCGAATTCGAGCAATGCCAAATAATCGTCGCCCATGAAAAGAGCACGTATTCGCCTGGGTCTAACTGCAGGTGGCAGCAAATGCAATACCGTGTAGGCTATGATCATGGACACAATGGAGTTCCCCACAGACGTGTTCCAGTCGCCACTAAGGCGCTTCCACGCCGTGAAGTACTTCACAAACACGGACCGCAACCCATCTATGATGCGTATGCTCCCAACGCAACCATTGGATCGCTGCAAAAATGTACTTGCACTCTTCAATTTCAACATGTCATAAACCAGGTACTCACTCCACAACAAGTCCTGGTTCATCGTGGCATCCCAATTTTTGCCATCGCGCTCATCGAAGAAAAAATGTTCTGACCGCTCAGACCACCACTGAGACAACAACCCGGACAGCTCCTCATGATTGAGGCCGCCTGCATACACGAATTGGCATATCACTCCGTCCTGGTTGAGGAAGATTTCACGGCCGACTTCTTTGAGTGCCGCCCCCACTGCGGCATACTCGTCTGGATTCTCGTATGCAGTGGCCTCGTTGTAATTTCCTTGTATGAGGCGTGCTTTCTTAGGTAGGCTAGTACCCACCTCCAGTTTGACAAAAGATTTAGCCGACCCAACACGTAGGTGGTCAAGCGCTTTCGAGCGGTCTATCCCGGCCAGTTTTGCAATCCTTTTTCCAGTTCTCCACCCTTCATATTTGTCAGGGAGGGCTAATTTAAACGCAGTGCGTAAGGGGTGTTTTAAAGGCCCCAAAAATGGATTGATTAGTTTGACAACTGTGCTATTGGGAGCTTGGGACAAATGACGCAAGACTAGGGCGTTGTGTGCATTGCAGGCACACTGTGCCAGCACACATGGCATGCGAAAGATCAGGCCAGTGACAACCGCACTAGTGCGGCAGTCGCTATAATAATGAGCAGGTACGCCATGTTGACCCACGCCAGCAAAAGTGTCGCTATCAAGAAAATGGGAGTATTGATACAGCGATACACTACACCGGCAGGTGATCTGTGAATGTGGGGTAATAATGCTGCAGTTACTGTCGATCGGGACCAACGGGCCAGGGCCGAGGCAAATGGCAGGGTGATGGTAGCCAGGCCGAATTTCAGCAACGAGTCTGGGGGTTGTTCCGCGGGGCCTAAGAATAAAAAAGAGCACTGTTGTCGGGCCAAAGCCACAGTGCTCTTGATCTTGTGCACTGGGATGCCATCCCGCACCATTGTGGCCATGATGCCACGAAGAGTCTTTTCATTATCCCCACCTAGCAACAAACCTTGCTGGGCATGGCGAGCAGCCTTGCCGTCCACGACATCCGAGAACAGCCGCTGTGACACTAAGGTCTTGGGAGCCTCTTTCCTGACAGCGACAACGGAAAATATCTCCTCTTGATGCTCTGCCTCCTGGTAGGATTGGGTGATGTGCATGGTGTATGTGTTCGCGGTGCCCACGGGCGCCTCCACACAATGTGAACGCCGATTCTCAAATGCGGCTGCTGCTAGAGTGCAAGCGGCCGCAGTGGCCCCCGAAACTAGAGCGCC